GATGTGCTGGTATCAAACTGCTCATCAATAGCGTAACGATTCTGGCTGTCAAACAACGTAAATGGGGAAGCAATCCGAAGCCTACCAAAAGCGTCTATGTTGCCACCCCCAAATGTGACTACATTGCCGTTGCCCGTGCTAGATAGGCGAACAAGATTTGGATAGGACGTAATCGACATCAGCTAGTTTTTCTGTAGGACCGTGTTTTCTTGGCTATCTTCTTCGGCTGCTTGGAAACCTGCTTGCCCGCCCGCGTTGCCTTACGTTTCGCACGGGTTGTGGCCGCATACTCTTTTGCCGATAGAGCCTTGATCGCTTTCTCTGGCAGATAACGTTCTCCCGTTGCTTTGGGACCCTGAGTAGACGGTTTGCCGGACTTGGTGCGCCACTTCTGCTTAGTCCAACTCTTCAAGGATCGCTGACTCTTCTTCAACGCCATCAATGTCTCCTATAGTCAGAAAGGAAATCGCAGCCAACTTGTCATTAGCGGAGACCCAGCTTTCGAGGGCAGTGTCCATTTCTGCAAGTAAGTTTGGATGCTCACCAATCGCAGCAGGGTTTGACAGATAGTTTTCAAGGGTGTATTCCGCATTTTTCATCTGCGCTGTATATTGGTGTTTCAGTGCGTCTATAGCCAGCTTTTTCATATTAACCGCCTTTCACTGTATTATACAGTTCACAGTTGATTTAGGCAACAGTTTTTATCGGTTTATGTAAAGCCAGAGTATAAACGTGATAAATGCAACTACAAATATAAAGAACCCTATCAGTGCAACTATCTCAAGAAACTTCTTGCGTCTTTCGCGTTGGCGATACATGGTTTCTTGTCTTTCCGTCCGGATTTTACCTTCCATACGGATGAGTTCTTCCCATGTCCCTGCCTTGCATGTGTATTGAATAAGTTGCCGTAGCTGGTCCCGCTGTTCCTGTAGCTTACGTTTGTTCATTACAATTTCAAGGGCTTCCTGTTCAACTGATTTACCAGCAAACAGCTTCTTGAATATTGGCGGGTTCTTGGCTTCCTTTTCCGCCTGTTCTACGTCAGACAAAGCCCCCATCCAGCGTGACAGGTCGCTTACCATAGACTCAATGTCACGACCAATCTGGAAACCCTTCTTTAATGCGTTAAAAGCCGCCGAAGCGGTAGCCATCGCGGTGACAGGATCCATTTTAGTATACCTCTACGTTCTCCGGGTTAACAAATTTTGGTATACAATAGACGGTTGCTCTGTCTCGCCTGTCTATTGCGTCTAGGCTTGAGTGGGTTCCATATCTCTTTGCAATCTCCGATGCAAAAAAATTACATTCCGTAATAGAACGGAAATACATATCGTTACTTGCAAGGTATCTGTCTTCTCCAACGCCAAGATATACAAGCAACAAAAAAACGTGTTCCATCGGGTTAGTCCCGGTAGCCGCCCCCGGCTTTCTTATAGGCAGCAGCTAACATCTGCGCCTTACGTGCTGACCACTGACCCGGGCGACCACCCTTGCCGCCAGCTTTGATACGGCTAAAGATACGCTTTCTCATTCCGGGCTTAGTGTAGTTGCCAGCCTGATTAACTCTACTTTTGCTCTTAACTTTACCGCCTTTTTTGTAGCCAGCCTCTCCAATCGTGCCGCCTTGCGCTTTCTTTTCAACACCCGTGATTTTGCCAGCATTGGCTGTTGCGTAGAAGACTTGCTCACCCTTCTTTCCCCCATATGTGCGTTTCATGCTTGCCATGATGTCTTTGCCTTTTTTGGTGAGGGGCATGGTTACTCTCCCTCTTTCATCATCTTGCAGAGACGCACAGCCCGCGCACCTACCTGATTAGCCCACCGGGAATCCATCATCTCGTCTCCTGCACGGATGTAGTCTCCTTCGTGGATACCAGCCCACATATTCTTGAACTTACGCAAACGAGGGACACCCAGATTGAAGGCCATATCCAGCAACACGCGGATACGCACATCATCCAACCTTTCCATACACGGATGAGCATCGAGCAGTTCGCGTTCAACGATGTCGATGTCGTTGCCAAGCAAGAACCGCGCATCTTCTTCGGTAATACCTGTAGTGTGGATTTCTTCCCGCAACAGATTCATGTGCATCAGTTCACCATCCGTGATGCCACGATCTTCGAGGTTACGACCTACGCCAATCGTATCAATACCCAAAGTATCTTTGTATACTTTGAGTTCCAATCCCTCATGCAGGATAAGCTGGTCAATCAGTTTTTCGCGGTTGTATTCCATGAGACTTACCTTCGTTGTTCATCCATACGCCAAACGCACCTGTCATAGCACCCATTACAACGCTTACAAATGCGGATTGTGCTGCTGTAGGGTTGTCCAAGTTCATAAACCATTCTGCACAACGCCAACTCATCAGGGTCATAATTGCCATCATCATACGGGGAAGTATCTTCCATTTTAAGAATGTTTCTACTGTCATGTCTAGCCAAAGTAGTTTTTGGGTTTGTTACGTTTGTTGACCCGTTTCTTATGAACGCCGGGTCTGCGGATACGCCGCTTTTCTATCTTGGTTGTAGCGAATAACTTTGCCATCATTTCTTTCCAAAGAATTTCGTTGCCGATCTGACTCCAAAACTTGCAGCAACAATAACGCCCAAGCTGTACTGGTACCATTCAGGCATTTGCTCAAGTTGTTGAAATCCATTTTGGACCACCGTTTCCATTCCGGGTATGAAGGCAAGAATAAGGGGTATACTAAATAAAATAGTCAGCCACTCATCTTTCCACGAGTTCTGACTACCTTTTGCCATCTCCAGATCCCAGTCGATCTCTCCGGTGGCTTTCTTTTCCATGATAGTTGCTTCTGCTTTTGCTTTGGCAACCTTTGCTTCGGAATCAGCGCGGGTCTTCTCAACCTTGCCCTTCATCCATGTTCCGGCCAACTCTGATAGGGGGCCGATAAGTGCCGCTAACATTTCCACCTCTTCCGCGCTTGACGCAAACGGCTATTCGGATTCTTTGCTGCTTTAGGAAACTTCTTCATCTGACCAGCAGACCGCGCACAGAAAGACTTGCGCCGCTTTGCTGCCTTGCTTCCCGGTTTTACTTTTCCGGTAACTGCCGTTTTTAGTTTAGATCCGGGGTTCTTTCTTCGGTAGGCTTTGACCCCGGCTTCCGTCATACCAGCACCCTTTTCCGTTGGACGAAAGTTCTTTTTGTTGCGGGCTGGCATCTTATCAGGTTTACGTGCCATTATGGGTTTACTCCCGGCTGGGTTAAGAGCCTTATATCATAAAAAATAGGGTTTGTCAAGGGGCAAGGTTTCAGGCCCTGCCCCCCGACAGGTTAATTAGGCGAACGCCGCAGCAGTTTCGCCAGAACCCAGTTCTGCCATCAGTGCGAACACGCGAACCTTGCCAGAAAAGCTGGCAGTGTCAGCAGACAGATCCAGTGTGTCTGCAGCAGTATACAGCTTCGGAGTAGCATTCATTTCTACGCCGTTTGCTGTGTTACCGTCCAGATCTGATACCCACAGATCATCGTCTGTGTCGCCCAGATCAATCAGTGAACCTGCACCACCAGCAGTCAGAATTTCAACACCAGCCATCAGGACCAGAGTGTTGGCGTTCATCTCGATTGCTTGCACAACGTCAGTGCCAAAAACCAGCGTGGTAGTGGAAAAGTCCAGCACAACTTCAACCAGTTGCGGCTTGATGCCAACAGGAACGCCAGCAACAGCATTAGTTACAGTGTAAGTAGCCATTATCTAGTCTCCCTATTAGTCAAGGCTAACAACGCCGCGAACGATCGCTTCCGGACGCAGAACTTTGCGACCGAATACATGCAGACCGCGAACGATGTCGCTGAAGGTTTCGGTTGAACGCACAACTTCAGTTTTCGCAATGTGCGAAGCAGTTGCGGTTGCTGACATGTGGCCACCCAGAATCACGTTCTCAGTGCCATCAGTTGCCAGACCAGACAGTGTTACTTGGTCAGTGCCACCGTTGGAAACGAGGGCGGTTGACTTGTAGCACTGGAAGCCAGCAATGTTGCCCAGCGATACAAGGCCGTTACGCAGCGGGGAAGTTGCATCGCCAGTTACCTGAACTTCTGCGAACTTCGCACCAGCTGAGAACAGGTGCTTGTAGAAAGCCGGGGGAGCAACGAACCAGCGGTTCTCTTCCGGAACGGACTGGTTATCGAGGGCTTCAGCCATTGCCAACATGGTGTTAATGGCAGTGTCACCCGGGGTGGTTGCGCCACCGATATCCAGTGCAGTACCCAGAGTTCCGATATCGGAAATCTGTGCAACAGACGCGCCGGACTCACCAGTCAAGCCAGCATCAGTGGCCATCAGGTCAAGGACGTTGGCATCATACTTACGCTTCAGTGAGTATGCACCTGAAGAGGTGGCCAGAGCCTCGAAGTTGACGTGTGACTGACGCTCTTCGATGTCGTCAATCTTGAACGCAAATGCGTTCGCTTGGTCAACAACCATAGTGGTTTGATCGTCAGCCAGATCCTGCGGGTTCACAACGGAACCACGAGCATAGCTGGAGACGGTGATTGTCGGTTCTTTGATGATCCGAACGGTATCGCCAAAGTTCTCAATCTCACCCGCGTAATCGGTATTCGTAATGTCTTCTGCAACCGAAGCACGCCGGAAGAATTTGAGGACTTTTTGGCTGAAAATTTCCGGGGTAAAGTTCCCGGAAGGCAGGTTATTATAACCTGATGCGCTATCAAAAGCCATTGGTCTTTCCTTCCAATTTTGAGGTTAGGTTAGTTGTTAAAGTCGATTCGGCCTTCTGCCCGTGCAGTATCCAACTCTTGTTCGAGTTTTTCAAACTCCCACGGCTTCAACTTGCCGATTTCTGAAGCCTTCCAAATCTTGCCCCCGGTTTCCTTTGTTGCAACCTCTTTGGGTTGCGCTTTGGTTACGGCAGCGGCAGCATCAGCTGTCTTGCTAGTTTTGGAAGATTTCTTGGTGCTGATTCCAACATCAGCTTTGTAGAGGTCAATGACCCGTGCTGCAAGTTTAGCGTTGGTGTTGTTCTTGTAAATACCATCGCTAAGTGATTCAGGCTGTTCGTCCAGCCATGCAAGGAACTTGTCGTTAGACTTGAGTTCGTTGAAATCGGGATGCAAGCGAAGGAGTTCCTCGTAGGCTTTGTCCTTCTCAAGTTTCTTTTCCCGTTCCTTGATTACATCAAGTTCTTCACGCAGCTTTGAAATATGCGTCTCTGCCTGTAAGGTAGAAACAGTTTCCACAACTTCAAACACATCCGGATAGCGTTCCTTAAATTCTGCCAACTCTTCTAGAGTTTTCGGTGGGGTTACACCCCGGGGCATTTCGTAGGCACGTTCCTTAATTGATTTCAGTTGGGCAGCCAGTTCTTCACGTTCACCTTTAAACTCTGCGATCTTTTCATCGTAGTGACGCTTCAAATCATCGTAGCGTTTTTTGTAATCGTGATCTTCCCCAGCTTCTTTCTTGGGTGCAAAGCTGTCCCCCGTCTCTTTTGCTACTTGAGGAGTGGCCTCTTCGGTGTCCTCTGTTGCTTCTACTTCCGGGGTTTCATCCTCATCGTCCGCGTATACATCATCTTTGTATTTGTTGCGGTAGAGATTTGGATTGTTGGTTGTTCCAAAGGAATCGTTTGCTTTGTTGGCACGGTGGCCTCTTGCTTGTTTTGCCATTTTAGTTTACCTCATATTGCGGGGCCACTTGGCTGTGGGTAGCCGCTTCGGTTGTGCTGGGGCCGCGTTGCGGGTAGCCAGCGAATAACTTACGGATATTCGGGACTCTTGAAAGTCCGGTAGAACTCGTGTCCACCTATTTCCGTAGCGTATTCTAAATCT